CAGGAGTGAGCGTTGGATCGGCTACTAAGAGAGCAGCGCGAACAGTTTCCTCATTGGCTGAGAAGTCTGAAGAATCATCAATACCATCGAGATAGTAGGTAAGCTTCACCTTCTTAATCGAGTTGCTGGATTCGCGGCGTCGTTTGAAGTTGATTGTTACGCTCATACCGTCGCCACCTTGAGCGTAAAGCCCGTCTTAATGGCCGCTGTCTGAGCGACGATGGCTGATGTCTGCTTCTTCGTTTCGGTGAGCTGTTCTTTCTGGGCTTTAACCATTGGATTAGATGAGCCGATGGAACGATTAAGAGCAGACTGAGCCGCTTCCGAACCACGCTGCAAGGCACTGGCACCCGATTGAATCGAACTTCCGCCGCTCTTGCCATCACCTCCACCGAACCCGTCGAACAGTCCACCGTTTGCGTCTGGCGTTTGGATGTTGGCCGCTTGCCCAATCTGGTTGGTCGTTTCCTTCTGTTGCTCTTCGAGTGCTTTGATCTTCTCGTCAAGGAACCCGGACAAGCCTTGGTTGTAGCGGTTGCTCACGTCTTGGAACTGACCTTGCAAGGCACTCTCTAGCGGTCCCATCTGTCGGGCTGCGATGGCCGGCAATGCCTCAGTCGTGGCCTTGAATCCATCGAGCAATGGCATCCATGTGAACTCGAAAGCTTTGGTTCCACCTGATGCGATGAATGCCCAAATTTCCCTGAACACGTTCGTTATGTTCGTCCCTAGATTCGTGAATATCGTTTTCGTTCCATTGAAGAGATCCACGAATAGATTCGTCCAGTTACGTCCGAACCAAGCGAGATACGCAGGCAATGCGACTGTGAACCAGTGCTGAACGATCGCACCGAAACGGACGATTTGTAGGGCGCTGCCGATGGCCGCTAACTCAAGAGTCGCCTGCCAGTTCTTAACGGCGTATTCGATCGTCCAAAATGCTTTCGATACCGTCATCATGATCGATGAGAACGAACCGCCAAAGATAGAAGCAAACGTTCCTGATACCCAAGTCACCACCGCCATAAGTGGGTCGATTATGAGGCTGTAAATCGTCGTCATGACACTGGAGACAATGGCATAGACCGAAGTGAATACGGTGTTGAATGTTGTTTGGATCGTTGGCAGGTTGGCAGAGATAAAACCGGCCACCATTGATACGCCGGCCATGATCGGCTTAACGAATCCGTTGACCATCCCAACGACAACCGGCACCAGCGTATTTCGTGCGGTGTCGAACCCGCTGATCAGTGCCGCAATGCCACCCTTGACGTTGATGGAATCCATGATTCCGCCCATCAAGTCACGGAAGAAAAGGGTAACGTTATCCTTGAGGGTCGAAAGCAATCCGCCAATCGACCGGCTTTGCTTTTCCATGACGCCCGCGAAACGTCCCATTCCCTTTTGGAATGCTTCAAAGGCTGCGGCCGGATCTGTCTGGCCAAGTCTCTCAAGATCCTTTTCGAGTTCCGGGGTGATGAGTCCCATTTCTCGTAGTCGTGCTGTTGCCTCTCCGATAGGCTTTCCGGCCTTGAGTCCCGCATAGAGACGACCGACCCACATTGAAACGCCTGCGAGGTCTTGACCTGCTCCAGCGGCCATGTCGCCAACCATCTGCATCATCTTTCCAGATGCCAGGGCACTGCCGCCGAACGTTTGCAAGAGTCGATTCGCTTCGATGATGTCAGGGAACTGGAATGGCGTCTTGGCGCTGAACTGAGATAGTTCCTCGATCCGCTTCGTTGCCGCTTGTGCTGATCCTAGAAGCGTCTCGAATTGCAGTTGTGCCTTCTCGGTGTTGATGGCCGCACTGATGCCGATCGCCGCACCCTTGGCCGCAATCGCAATGCCGCCAAGAGCCGCGCCGAACCCTGCGAGCAATCCAAGTGAAGGGGAAATGATGCCAGGAAGTAGCGACCACTTCGAGAAACCCGAGCTTGCATTCTTCACAGACTTGCCGAGTGCGTCCGCATCCCCGGCCGACTTCCGAAACGCCATCCCAAGCGTGAGAACGCTTCCGACTGTCTTGGCCGCTCTGCCAGCAACTTGAGCCAACGACATAGCAAAACGAAGGATGGCAGATGTCGCCATGGTCATCGTTTTGAAAAGCAAGCGAATAGACAACTCAAGGGTCTTGATGACCCCAACTACCGCAGCACGAGCGGCGAGAACGCCAAGAGCCTGTGCGGTCTTTAAGGCACCCTTAGCCATGAGCGTGAATGCTTCGGTGACTGACTTATTGCCGAAGGCCCACATAGCCTTTACAGCACCAGCAGAGGCACCAGCAACGAGCCCAAAAGCGGCCGCTATTTTGGTCAAGATCGTGAGTGTGTACGAATTCCCCAAGTTCTTCATTTGGGCCGCTAAGACAACCAGATTCTCCCCGAGGATTCTGGCCGCTGGGTTGTTCGCTGTTTGCTGTAACGCCATCCCGAGAGCCACAATCGCTGGGATGAGGAACTTAGTGAGCATGAATTGCAGAATGCGCATGGGTGGCTGGAGCCCGAACACGACTCGATTGATTTTGTCGGCTAGGCTGACCAGTAAACCCGGCCCGCGAAGAACGGCGAGAGCGTTCCACGACTCAATCGAGGCTCGCACGTTGTAGTTGACGAGGCTGAAGAACGACAGTCCTGAAGCAAGCTTTGAGATCGGTGCTTCGAGTCCGAGGATCGACGCCCGAGAACGACTGATAGCCGCGTTCATCAGGTTGACCGGCATGACGGCCGAGCCCATTGACTTTTGGAACGCCATCAGCGAGCCGGATTGCTGTTTCATCGCCGCTGCGGCTGCGAGCGATTGTTGGGCTGAATCCCTGAGTGGGCCTGTAATCTTCACCAGACTGTTTTGAAATGCCCCGAGCTGTGTTTCGAGGTTATCGATAACACGCTGGAATGCTGTTGCCGCTGTGACTGCGTTGGCAAACTGGGTTTCTTGGCCTCGCCCAGTGGGAGCGCGGAAGAGATCTCCTTGGCCCTTCGACATATTGTCAAGGACGTTGCCAAGCTTCGCGATATCACCCATCGATTGATTGACGAGCGACGAGACGGCCTTCATCTGTGATCGGAGAGCATTCGAGGACATGGACAGGAGGATTTCAAGTTTGGCGAGAGCCATCGTTATCCTCCCACTTGATTTTCGGGTTCTGTGAAACTGCCGCCCACTGATCGAACGACGCTTTCAGTTCAGCGGCCGTCATTTCCTTCCTGCCGATCTTGCTCGAACGTCTCTTCATCAGGAAGTCAGTCGCCTTGCTCGGCTTGCCCTTGGTCTTGTTGACGTTCACGATCACAGAACGAGTCCATGCGTGATTCGCGTCTTCAAATCCCTCCCCCCACGGTTCGAGAGAGTAGGCCATCACCCATTCGATCAACTCATCCCAGCCAAGACGCTGTTCGAGTTCGGCAACTGGGCAATGGAACACCGTGCGAGCCAGAAAGAACAGGAAGAGTCTTAGAGGCTCGCCGGCGAGTTTTTTTCCGTGTCCTTAGCGTCGTTCTCACCAAGCTTTGAGTGCTTGAAGATCGCATTAGCAATCTCGTCAGCAACAGCCGAGTCGATGCCCGCAATCTCTGCTTTGTCTGCGATCTTGTTGGGGTCGAAAAGCTGGTTGCCGTTCTGATCACAGAGAGACGTGGCAATCAGCCACTGGAAGAAGTCCGCATCTTCCGCGATGGCCTTTTGCAAGTCTCCGTTCGCGCCCATCTTGAGCAGCTTGTTCCGCTCCTTGAGAGTGATCGAACGAAGGTACACGTCTTCGCCAAGCGACTCGATGTGGTAGGCATCGACTCGCGTTTTGGCCTTCTGGGTGAACGTTGAACGGTCCATGAATTTCCTTAGCTGATAACGATGGCACCGAGCAATTGAATGCTCGTGTTGGCCGTGATGGCGTCGTCTACCGGCGTCTCCGCAGACACCGAAGCGATAGCACCGGGAAACGTGTAACGAGAAGCGTCGGGCAACTCGACCTGGAAGTAATACTTGACGCCGACATTCGCCAACGCCCACTGGTAGTCGGCACGGACGTAGTTCATTTCCACGTCCATCGTGCCTGGGTCAGTGAGTCCCGAGATACGCTCGATGGTTCGGTTGGGCGAAGACATGTGCGTAACTTCAATGAAGTTCGCCTCAGGGGATGGCGGTGGAGCCGTCTTGATTTCGGCAAACTGAGTGAATGGGCCGCTCGACGTGGCGGCGTAGCCAAACTTTGTTCCGTAACCGAGGAGGGCTACTGTTGCTGCCATGCGAACGACTCCTTAAAGCGAAACCGCTATGACCTTGAACGTGATCGAAACTTGGAAGAACAAGTCTTCAGAAGCTTCGTTCCTTCGCTCCACCGCATCCGATCGGTTGAGCCCGAATATCCCTTGGACGATCACACCAGCAATCGTTCCCTTGAATCCATGGAGAGCATCCACCACCGCATCTGCGATCTTGGTTGCCTGCTCTCCCTCGTCTTTGCCTGTTGACTGACACTCGATGGTCACTTGAACTCTGTCGAGTCCGTCAGGGCCATCGTGGGTCATCCCAAACGTCTGGCCCGATTGCCGAATAACGACTCTCGGGAACTGGCTCTTCTGGAATGCCCTGCGAACATAAACTCGATTGCCCACAAGCGAAGAAATCGCGGGAGTTGATCTCATCCATTGGGCAAGCAGTTCAAGCATTAGGCGAGGACCAGTCCTGTGTTCACGATCTGGATCTGAAGGTTCGCGGTAGTCAACGCGTACCCGAGCCAGCTAGCAATGTTCGTGCTCGTGAGGTCAGCATGAGGAGCAACGCCACCCGCTGCGGCCGCACTGAGTGCGTACCACTTGCCAGCGACGAGCGTTCCACCCGCTTTGATCACAGCTCCAGAATCGAGGTAAGCGAAGGTCTGACCGCTCGCACAGCTATTGAGAGCAATGCCGACGACGGTTGCTGTTCCCGCCGCGTTTGCTTGTGCGGGGGATAGCGTTCCGTTGGTGTCGGTGTAGACGGCTTGGCCGGCCGTGATGGCTGCCCCAGCTTTGCCCGTCTTGGCCGTGCCGCTGACAATCTGAACGTTGTTCGCTGTGATTGAAACGTCTGCCATTAGTGAATCCCTTCCAACTTGTTCGCAATCCGCTTCGCACTCGGCTCTAACCGTTGAGCCGCCTGTTCCGCTGCCGGCTTCATGAACTCGTCTGCCGGATGATCATTGGTCCCGTACTCGACAAAACGGGCGTACTCTTCGCCCGTTTGAACCGCATAACTCACGCTTCGAGCACTTCGCCGGCCGTCGACTGTTACACTGTCTGCCAAGTCGCCCGTATCAACCGGAGCCAAGTTCGCGGCCGTCGTCTGAATCTCGCTCGCGATGCTTTCGATTTCGCTTGCACCAGCGTTCAATGCCACGGTGGGAATGCGGCGAAGGTTCTTCATCAGTCGGGGTAGTCCCTTGATGACGATTCCCTTAGCCACTTGTCACCTCGATGCAGCGAAGAAGAAGCATCCTGTTTCGCAGATGCGATATGTCGATCACCGAGCCTATTTCGAGGGTTCGCTTTGTGCCGAATCGGTCTTTGAATCCAAAGAACCATCCCTGTTCGACCGGCTGCGATGTTCCGCGAATAGTCACCTCGTGAGTCGTGTTCGGCGATACACTCGAACCCTGCCACTCTTCATTGCCTGTCACAGGTTTCACTTCTGCCCAAGCATCGGCCACCCACTCATCAACGAGCGAGTGACCTTGTTCGTTTGACTGCTCCACCCTTCGAAAGAGTGAGCCTTTTGTTTGAAGCTTCTCGGCCGGCATGTCAGGCCACCGCCAGCAACCGAAACCGTGGAGCCATCGCGCCAATCACGCGACTTACCATCGATGGGTCGGTTACTGCTCCCATGTTGTCGTAGATGTTGACTGCAACCGTTCGGACGGCGTTTCGAAGAGCTTCGGGCACATCAGCCGCAGTAGCACCGTAACCAGCCACATACGTCACCTTGACCACACCGGGACCACGCTTGACGGGGACGGATGCTGCATCGTCTTCACGAAACAGGCTCCCCTTCGCGAGTGATCCGACTGTTGCTTGAACCCGATAGAGGCTCGGGGCAATCGTTACGGTTGTGCCATCGTCGTTAGAGACATAAGTCACACTCGTAACGCTCGATAAAGGAGGCCGGTCAAGGAAGAGTTCTTCTTTCCCAACCGGCCATGGTAGGTCATCGATGTAGTCGAGAGATTGAACGAGCGTTTGATTCATCAATGCTCTGTTTGTTGCACCCTCAACTAGATCAGTGGCCGTCTTGATGCAGCTCGTAAAGATGTCGTTTTCATCATCGTGAGTAACACGGGCCCACGCCTTCACCTCGCTTAACGAGACGGGGAACTCAGCCGGTGGCGTCAGGACTACGAGCGAGCCCAATCGTTAGCCTCCCAGCGACCAGAACAGAGTGATCGTTCCATTGACCGTCAACGTGTCACTGGCCGAAGATCCTGCATCAGGAATCGCAACGTTCAGGAACGCATCAAGCGGCGTTACGGTCCCGTCGAACGGTGCCGGAACGATTGACGCTGTGTTCACCAAGACACCAGCACCGCCGACCAGCGTTCCCGCTGTGCTGGCGATGATGTTTGCCTCAGTGGTTGTCAACGTGGCGTTATCGGTTGCAGTCGTTGCCGAACCCACCGAACCAACGACCGCCGCCGTGTCCGCAAGCCCACCCGCTCCCGCAAGAGTGGTGAGATTCATCAACGCGCCGTGAATCAGAATGTGACCGGCCGGGAAGTCATAGACCTTGAGAGATCCATGAGC